CGCCTGAGCAGCGTTCTCAATACCTTGTAGACCAGCCTGATACAGAGGAGCAAACACACCAAACTGCTGCCCCTGCTGTGCTATAGCCTGTCTACGAAGAAGGTTCTGTTGCTGCTGTGCAGCTAAGATATCTTCTACAGGTGTAAATAAAGATGCAATAGCCATGTCTATTCCTTATTAATAACCAACATTAGAAAATAATGATGGATCATATGGGTTACCACCAAAATAATCTGCAGCCTGTCCAGCACTTAACTGAGGACCACTATAACCAGCCCCAAACAGGTTTACACCACGAGCTTGAGCACCTGCGGTTGAGTTCCACCAGGGACTGCCCTGACCATACAGCCTATCAAACATTGCATTCTGTTGTTGCTGTTGCATATACTGACTACCAATATTTGACATACCCTGAGCCAGTAGAGTAGGTCCAACTAGACTACCTTGCAGCCTAGTCTGAGCAGCGCCTAAACCACCTTGTAACAGTGCCTGAGCACCAGCAGTATTGACAGCCCTTCCACCTAAGTTAGAACCAATCTCAAGCGGCTGTAGTGCTGCCTGCTCAACTGCTTGCTGTGCTCCAAAGGCAGTCATAAAAGGAGACAAGGCTTGAGTTGGAAGTTGATACATTGTGCCGTAAAGACTTGATCCAGTGCCAAATAAACCAGCGCCAAAACCAATCTGACGCTGTGCAAGGTCTTCTGCTGCTAAGACATCACGAGCACGTTGTTCTTCCCTGGCACGAGCAAGAGCAAATAGTTCTGGCTGTCCAGCACCACCGATGTTAACACCAGCACGACCACGACCAAACACAGAAGAAGCTAACCTAGCCTCTTCACGCATCTGTTCAGGTCTGCGTACATCCTGAAGCATACTGAATGCACGTTGTCTAGCAGCTTCTGGAGATTCTGCAAGATAACCCGCACCAAGACCAAACAATCGCTGTGCTGCTCCTCCTAGCGGTGCTGCAGCAGCCTGAGCAGCTTCTGCCTGAGTAAGCCCTGAAGCGGCTAATTGAGATAGACGGTCTTGATATGCACGAATCTCAGGAGAGGCCTCATAACCAGCACTCATTAGTCTTGGTAAACCAGTAGCAGGATCTGTTTCTACTTGGAAGTCTGATCGACCAAATCGAGTAGATATACCTACTGGTCTGAATGCACTAGCTTGAGCAGCAGTCATTGCCGCTTGTTCTTGTGCAGAAGCAGCAGTTCTAGCTGCTCGTTCAGCAGATCTTCCTGCCATAGAAGATCCTAATATATTTGCTCCGGCTACTGCCGCTGCTACCATCCAAGGCATGATACTACTCCTTAATTAAAACTTCATCAATTTTGTTAACATCTGTTTCATTTGTTGCATGAATACAGAACCAAACACAATCCTCTAATGCTAATACTCCGTGATGTTTATTTGCTTCTATATTTAAACAAGCCGGAGCCTCTACAACTTCTTCTTTTTGATCATAAAGAACTACTACTTTTCCTTTTGCTAAAATAGACAAGTGATCATAGTTATGTTTATGTTGAATTAACTGTGATCCTTTTGGAAAGAAACACTCTTTAGCATACAAGTTATCTGAAAAATGATGTTTAATCATGTCTTCATAATGTAGCACAACGCATAGTACGGAGGCAGGTTAGCGTTAGTGCCTGATGAACCGCTAGAAGCAACAGTAGTAGATACTGTAATACCAGTTGTAGCAGTGCTTACATAAGCATCACCACCACCTGAATTAAGACCATCGTTAGAGTTCTGACCACTTGTAAATTTATTTGGTGTAAACTCACCACCACGATAGACATGGTTGTGACCAGGATCAGTTACTGAAGATGTTGCAGTGTGGGTGTGAGATACAGTAACTGCATCAGCAGAACCACCAGTACCGCCTACAGCATAGGTAGAACCAGCACCAACAACAAATCGATTACGAAGGTCAGGGGTGCTGTTAGATCCATTACACAAAACCCAACCAGTTGGGATAGCAGCAACAGAACCAGACCACAGAACAATAGTACCAGACGGAAGCAATACTGAATTAGCAGCAGTAATAGCTGCCTGTACAAATGCTGTGGTAGCTATCTGAGTGTTGCTGGTTGTAGCAGTAGCCTGCGTAGGTGCTAGAGGCGTACCAGTAAAGGTAGGACTATCTGTGTCTGCCTTAGAAGAGATAGCAGAAGCAATAGCGTTATATTCGGTATCAATCTCTGTACCTTTAATAATCTTACCTGAGTTACCGCTAGGCAGGGAATCCTTAGCAGCAAAGTTGGTGGCTTTCGTATAATTACTCATACTGTTTTTCCTTGTTTAATATACACATCAATACGCTGGATTGAGATTGGGTTACCGTTGATCTCTGCCTCTAAGCCGATTTGCATCACAGCGCCTGTGCCACCAGCCTGGATCTTAAACTTGTCCAATACAATACCGTCTGAGAACTCAGCAATATTGTACTCACCTATATTATACTCGTAAGTTACCGCTGTGTCAAGTTTTTTCGTAAAAGCAAAGAAGTTTTCGTTATAATCAAAGCCCCACTTTACAGCCACATCCTGGTTAGAACCACCAATAACAACAAAACCTACCTGCTTGAGGATCTTCTCAACCGTAGGCTTATCAAAGTCAAAGTAGTTGGTATAGTAACTAAACCGATAGTTAGCAGTATTGTCTGTGTGTCCAAAGTACTTACCAATATACCCAGGCTTACCGATGTAGAGGTCCTTAGTGTTGGTTACGACAAAGGATCTAGGCTCAATATTTGTCCAAGTAGTGACCCTGGCAGACCCATCCTGCAGAGGTGCTCTCATGTCAAAGCAGTAGACAAACTTAGTAGTAGGTAGGGCCAACAGATAGAAAGCATCTCGCTCGTAGTAGACAGACTTGATGTTGGTTACTGTCTCAGAGGCTACATTAGTCATTAGGTCATCACGAACATTCCTAGAGATATCCCGCATAGGTAGAGATTTCTCCTGAATCACTCGTTGTAGACTACGGACACCAGCATCAGACAAGAAGATAATATCTGTACCAGTATTCTGTACAGAGTCTCTGGCTACACAACCTACATTAGGAATGTAGTCAACTAGTGACATCACAGTGACATCAATAGGATTATTGTAGATAGCAATGTTGTTACGACCAAAGATAATCAGAAATCCATTATGAGCCGCTATAGCGACAATCTTGTCCGTATTAGGAAAGACTGCATTCAATGACAAAGAACCTGAGTCACCACCTTGGAAGTCTGATCCATCCAGCAAGCGGCTGAAGTAGACTGTCTGAGGATCTCCTACAATGTCTGCTACCCAGATACGACCATAGGCAGCAAGAGCGCAGTTAGGTGAGAAGTCTGCAGTAGAGTAGCCAGTCGGAATAGTACCAATATCACCTAGTCTTTGGAAGCCATAGGAACCAGTGTGTGAGTGCGGAGTAGCAGTAGTAGTTACTGTACTTGTCAGTGAGTTACCATTGCTGTAGCCTGCACCACCAGTAGTAATCGTTACTGTAGCTACGCCTGTACCAGATAGAGTAGCAACCGTTACAGTAGCAGCAGTTGTACCACCAGACAGAGTCAGGATATCTCCTACATTGTATCCACTACCAGCCGCTGTGACAGAGATAGCAGTGATGGCTCCACTAGACACAGTAGTTACTGAGAAGGTAGCACCTGTGCCTGGAGTAGGCATCTTATGATATACCAAGATAGGATGTGCTGCCTGTGCTACATAGGCATGAGGCTCTGCAGAAGTACCATCACCGTAAGGCAGAGCAGCAGCTTGCCAGTTGTTACCAGTAATTGTGTATGTTAGGTTAGCACTGTTGGCTTGATTACGGACATTGGCTGTAGTCATTGTAGTAGTGCCAGTAAACAACTTATTGTTACCAGCACTGATGAACTGAGTTGTACCATTGTCAGTTAACTCAAACATGAACTGAACAGGGTTAGCAGCACCAAGGTCAGTATTGACAGCCGTGTTCACTGGTGTCCAGCCCCTACGAGCACCGATACGACCATACCGATCAATAACGCAGTTGTTAGCCTCAAGTGCAAAGCCTGAAGACAACGATACTGCAGACTCTTGGATGTTTAGTCCAAAGAATCCTGGTGCAGCAATACTAGCGGTTAGCGTCTGAGCAGCCATTAAGTAGCGTCCCAAATAA